GTTAAATTGGAAGTAAAAGTTGTAGGCAATATGACTTTAGGCGCAAGCCTTACAGGCGATGCACCTCGTAGCTACCAATCAAACGTAGCTGGAATACCAGCACAACCGTTGAATTTCAGCGACCTTGTGACTACGATTCCAATTGAGGGTGGTACATATACATTCCCAAGAGAAACAGTCGGAGAGGGCAGTGTATCAACACAAACAGAGGGCAGTGCAAAATCACAAATTGATTACGATTTTGCTATGATTGACGTAAACACCGATTTCCTTGCTGGTTTCGCTGTATATTCTAAAAAAATGGCAAACAACTTGCCTTTCTTAGAAAACTACTTGCCACAAGCGTTAAGACGTGATTATTTCAAGGCAGAAAATGCTGCATTCTATGCAAGCTTGGTAACAAATTCTACTGCCTCAACATTGACCGCAGGAAATATCGTTGACAGAATTATAACCGAACAAGTAACATTGTTAGGCTTAAACTTTATGCCAAATGCGATAGTAATAAACCCTGCCGATTACGGTAAAATCCTATTGACTGCTGGCCCAGCTGGTACAGGCGATTATTCACTACCAGGTGTCGTTTCAGTATCAAACGGAGTTGTTTCAGTTAACGGACTGAATGTATACGTTGCAAGCTGGGTACCAGCCGACAAATACATCATCGGAGATTGGTCACAAGCCAATAAAATCGTTACACAAGGTTTGGGTGTAGAATTTTTTGAACAGGATTCGGACAACGTTCGTAAGAACAACATCACAGCGAGAGTTGAGGCACAAGTTGCTTTGGCTGTTCAAAGAACAGACGCTTTCATTAGTGGAGATTTTACTACGGTAGCGTAGGTGTTTTTGATAAACAAGTAAAAAGCCCGCCTGTTGATTCGGGTGGGCTTTTTTTCTTTTTGAATATTAATTTTAAACATAAATAAAGATGAAACAATTTAAGGTAAAAACGAGATTCAAGCGATTAAGCGAGGACTTAAAAGAGTACAAAATCGGGGCAGTCATTGAACTAAATGACAAAGACGCCGAACTGTTAAAAAACTATATTGCACCACTCAACGTTGACGATATTGAGGTGACAGATGTAAAGGTCGTAGAGGCTACAGACGAACCTGAAAAAAAACCTGTACCGATGGCCAAAAAACCTGACAACAAAAAGTCGCCAGTGGCTAAAAAAGGATTTTTGAAAAGGAAATAATAAAAAAAGGTTATGGAGTACACCGATATCATATCATTAGCCGATGCAAAAAATTACTTACGCATTGACGACACCGTTTCAGAGGACGACAGGGCAATATCACAAATGATAAACGCCTCGTTTCGATTCATTGAAAATTGGACAAATCACATCCTGGAGCAAAGGGACAAGACATACTCTCTGGAAAATGATTTCGTATCGGTGTACGACTATCCGATACAGGAAATTGTCAGCCCTGTAACAGCTGTTGAGACAAAGAAACCTTTGTACTCAAACTTTGAAGTTTTAAACGGTGAAAGCGAGTTAATTTTAACCGTAGGATATAACGATAGCGTTGAAGTGCCAGACGACTTAATACAGGTCGCTTACGAGATTCTGGACATATACTATTATGGCAGTAAGGATGGACAAAGTGTAGGTAAAAAATTAAGTGCACTTTCAGTCGACACCTTAAATTATTACAAACGATTTATACTTTAGGAATGAGAACGGCTCGTCAGTTTAATAAACGAATTGAATTTTATGCACTCACACCAGTGGCGGACGGATTCGGAGGCTCAACAATTTCGGAAACGTACCTGTCAACGAGCTGGGCCAATATTAAGACTTTCAATATCGGCAGTCAATATCAAAAACAAGCTACAGATTTCGGAGTGAATGAGAGACAGGGCGCGATAATCATAACCGTACGAAAAAGAAATGATTTGGACTATTCAGCTATTAAACAGGTGGCCAAATATAACGGTGAAAAATATATAATTAAAACGAATCCTACGGACGTAAATATGGGACATTCTTATATTCAGTTTATAGGCGTAAAAGAATCCAATTAAAATGTATTTATCAATAAAAGTCGACGGAATGAGAGGTGTACAAAAGATGTTTGAACGCTTTGGAAAAGAAGCCGTAGGACAGCTGGAAGACATCACAAAAATTAAGGCGATGGATATTGAAGCAGATGCAAAAAGAAATGCTGTCGCAGCAGGTGTATTTAACCACGGCAAACTTGTTCAAAATATCAGGAACAGGCAGTTAAAAAAATTAAGCTATATTGTTGAAGCGATGATGCATTATTCGGCTTATATGGAATTTGGCACAGGCGATTTAGTTGAAGTGCCAGACGAACTGAAAACGATAGCAATTAAATTCAAAGGTGACGGAGTAAAAAAAGTAAATATACCAGCCAGACCGTATATGTACCCAGCTTTTGTTAAGGCTCGTCAGTCATATAAAAAAGATTTGGCAAAGGCGTTGAATGACTTAAATAAAAAATACGGTTATAATGGATAAAAATCTTCCAGACAAATGGGTGCGAAAAGCTGTCTACGACGCTGTTAATGCGATGACGATAAGTGGCAAAACTATTAAGGTTTACGATACCCGTGCGACTGGCTCGGCTGTCGAAAATCAATACATTATAATGTCCTCACAATCGAATGAAGTTGATAATGGAAATAAATGCGAAAAACTCTGGGACGCTATGATTTTGTTAGAGGTGTATACGAAGTATGATTCACAGGGCAATACAGGCTCACGAGTTTTGACTGACGATATACTGGACGAACTGAAAAATAAGGTTTTAACGATTTCTTTGGACGTATTAAGTAATTTAACTATACTAACAAAGGTGCTCTCGTTTCCGAGTGATATAACGACCGTAACGGATAACGAAATAGTGTTTCGTAAATTCTTACGACTTGAAATGAAAATTGCATAAAAAAAATTATTATATTTAACGAAAATTAGGAACCAATAAAAACGAAAAAAAATGAAATACATTAAAGGCGAAGATTTGGTATTATATGTTCACAACGGAACAGCGTACCTACCGATTGCTTGTTTGACCTCAAACAGCTTATCGCAGACCAGAAACATCATTGAGGCACAAACGAAATGTACGCCAGGCGTTATTGAAAAAGGCGCTGGAAGTATGACATACGAAATTTCGTTTGAGGGGTTGTATATCGACACTACATCCGTAGGTACAGAAGTATCAAAGGCATCACACGATAAGTTGAAAACTATGCTGGAAACAGGCAGTTTAATCAACTGGAAAATGGACACTGGATTGACAACCACTGCAGCTTATTACGGTGAGGCTATTTTTAGCGATTTATCATTAGATGCACCAGCTGGAGACGACTTTGCTAATTTCAGCGGAACGATGTCAGGCTCTGGAAGTATTGTAACTGTTGACCCAATCGTGTAGTATGAACGAATATAAATTAACTTTCGGTGGCGAGGACGTGAATTTTAAATTCGGTTTGGGATTCTTAGGCGAGGTTTTGGCGATAATGAAATGTGATGTTTCTGAATTAATGAACCAGCTTAAAGATAACCCGTTCAAAGTCGTGCCAATTCTTATGACAGAATCGGCCAAGTACTACGCATTAAGGAATAAAGAAGATAAGGAATACAGCGAAGATTATTTCGTTGATTTACTTGACAACGACGAGGCAAGTTTTGAAAAAATGGGCAAATTTGTTACGGCTTTCAGTCAGTCGATGACGAAGAACGTACCAGAAGTGAATCCTGCCACTCGTGGAAACAGCAAAAAAGCAACAAAAAAAAAATAGATTGGAATAACGATGTAATTTCTGTAGCTTTATGCGAACTAAACTGCCCAACTCTTGAATATGTTTATGATATGAGTTGGGCAGAATTTTTAATACGACAGGCAGGTTTTGAAAGACAGCGAAAATTTGAACTATTTAAGATTCGTGAAATTGCTTGGGCAAGTACAATCGGCCCACATTTGAATCCTAAAAAACTGCCAAAAACCAAAGAACAGTTTATGCCTCTGGAACCAAAAAAACCTATTTCAGATACAGTGCGAGAACGAATGAAACAGGCGATTGAACAGTATAAAAAAGACGTAGAAAATGCCAACAAACGATAATACATTAAACATTCAGATTGGAGCAGTCATTGACGGGCTCGACAGGGCTTTGAAAGAGGCATCTGGAAAAATCGACAAATTCGCCAAAGAGAATAAAAAACTCGGCGAGGAAATGGAACGGGTCGGAATGTCGGCCACTAAATTCTTGACTGTGCCTATTTTAGCTGCAGGCGGAATAGCAGTCGCACAAGCGATTAAATTTGAAAAACTCGCTACATCATTAGACGTACTATCTGGAAGTGCAGAGAACGGTGCAAAATCGTTCAAACGGTTGGAGGATTTCGCTGCAGCAACGCCATTCCAAATGGAAGAGTTGGTAAAAGTGAATAACACCCTGTTAGGTTTTGGCCAGTCGAATGACCAGGCGTACGAGAGTTTAAAAATGCTGTCCGATATGGCGTCGATTTCAGGCTCCGACCTACAAAGATTGTCGATTGCTTTTGGTCAGTCAGCTGCGATGGGACGAGTTATGACAATGGACTTAACACAGTTCGTTAATAACGGAGTGCCTGTCTATAAATTACTTGGAGATATCACAGGGAAAACGAGTGGAGAAATTCGTCAAATGGCCGAGTCTGGCGAGATATCGTTTGAACTATTGAACCAAGCTTTTCGTAAGGCTACAAGCGAGGGTGGTTTGTTTTTCAAAGGTACTGAAAAATTAAGCCTCACACTCGGTGGTCGTATTTCAACTATGACGGATAACATCTCGTTGGCAATGGCAGATTTCGGTAAGATTCTTGGAGAGGCTATTGGCCCACTGGTGCAAACTGTTTCAGACCTCGCACAAGGATTCCGTGACCTATCGCCCGAAACTAAAAAAATTATCATTGGTGTAGCTGGTTTACTGGCTGTTATAGGTCCAGTCGTTACCGCATTAGGCTTTTTTATCACTACAATACTGCCAGCATTATCCGTAGGGCTTGCAGCTTTGAGTGGCCCGATAGGGCTTATCGTTTTAGGACTTACAGCCATCGGGGTTGTCATCTATAAAAACTGGGAACCAATAAAGAAAACACTCGTTGATATCGCAAATTATTTCATTGACTTATACAATGAAAGCACTATTTTCAGAATCGCCGTACAAGCTGTTATGTTATCTTTTAAGAACCTTTGGGCGACAGTTAAATTGGTATTCAAAAATATATGGACAGTTATCGTAGGTGTCGTTGAAATGATTGTGAACCGTTTTAAATTTGCTGGCGAAATTATTAAAGGTGCTTTGACCTTTGATTGGAAAGCCGTAAAAGCGTCATTCACTAATTATGCGGAAAACGCCAAAGGCACTTTTGAAAAATTAACTACAGGACTAAAAGAAAATTTTAAGGAAACAGGAAAAGAGATTGCCGATAATTTCACAGGCGCACTGGACGGTGTAGCAAAGCGTGTAAAGATTATACTGCCGAAAGAAAGTGTAGACGCTACTGCTGTTACAAAAGCAGTGGAAGAGGCTGTTAAATTAGGTGGCGACCCAACTCGCGCAAAGGCTGTAAATATTAAGACCTCAACGACAGGAATGGGTGCTGTGGCAACTAAACAATCTGGACTTGCAGCAACCAGCCCGTCGATTTATATTGATGACGAAAGTATAAAAGCGCAAGAGGCGTTGCTAAATTTCAACAATAACCTGAATAACATCATATCAAACGAGATTGCAAATACTCTCGTAGGTCTTGGTGAACTGCTTGGTGAGGCGATGGCTGGAGGCGGAAATATCTTAGAAAAAGGTGGGGCGTTACTTTTAGCTTCATTAGGTAACGTTTTAACACAGGTCGGAACTATGGCAATTCAGATTGGGGTTGGTTTAATCGGAATTAAGAAAGCATTAAGCACGTTGAGTGGGCCAGTCGCTATTGCTGCAGGTGTTGC